ACTTTATATCTAACAACAAAGAACTTGCAGAAAAGATGAATAGCGTAAATAAAAAAATACTAATATTAGCAAAAGAGTATATAGGTAAAATGTTTAAAGGAGAAGTAGATATAACTCATGCAGTATATTTAAAAATGTTTCATATACTATTAGCAAACAACAAGATACAGATAGAAGAACAAGATATAATAATGCTTGATGAGTGTGGAGATCTTAATCCTGTAACACTAGAAATATTCAAATTGTTAAAAGCAAATAAAAAGATAATGGTAGGTGACATTAGTCAAACAATCTACTCATTTAATGGCACAATAAACGGTTTTGAAGAAATGAGAAATGAAGGAATATTATTAGAATTAACACAATCATTTAGATGTTCAAAAGATATAGCAAAACGAGTAGAAAAATTCATGCAAGTGCACTATGATGAGAATTTTAAATTCTCAGGAGTAGAACCAGATAAAGAACAAGAAAAAACAGTTGCATATATATCAAGAACAAACTCATCTATGATTGGTTCTATGATTGAATTAATGAAGACCGGAGAAAAGTTCAATCTAGCAAGACAACCACAATCAATTTTTGAACTTATTCTAATTTTATTATACCTAAAGCCAGGTGGAGAAATTAGACAAAAGCAATGGAAACATTTACAAGAAGATGTTGATTTGTGGAATATTGATGAATCGCTACAAAATGAATATAAGACATATATGTCATACATAGCATCAAAATATAATGATGATATAGATTTAAAGTCAGCATTAACAATAATAGGTACATATTCAAGAGAAGAAATATTTAAAGCATATGCTTACTCAAAGCAATGCAAAGAAGACAAAACAAAACACAAAATAACATTAACAACAAGCCATTCAAGTAAAGGATTAGAATTTTATAAAGTATATATTCATGATGATCTAAATAAAACAATAGAAAAAATATTAGAAAAAGAACATGATAATAGAACAGAGACTGAACTAGAAGAAATTAGATTGTACTATGTAGCATGTACTAGAGCAAGTCATGTTTTAATTAACGCAAAAATGCTAGATTATAAAATAAACAAAAAGGATAATAGATGGATATAAATAAATTCTTAAATATAAGTGGTGCTATTATTATAGCTTTAAGTATATCATTGTTTTTAGCAGTACCTTGGCTATTTATAATCGGAGTAATAGCTTATTTTGCAATAGAAGATATTAGAAAATAAAATAAAAGGACAAAAAAATGATTGATTATACAGTAATAAAAATAGCAGTAATAGATAGTGTTATTTCAGATAAGTTCTATAAACTACTAGTAGAAACAACACCAATAATGATTGAAAAAGATGGTACAGCAGCACAATACAATTTAAGTCATTTACTCGATCAAATGGATGATACATATGATGAGTATGAAGATTTAAAAAAATTATTAAAACAAAATATATATTACATAGAGGTACAATAAAATGAATACAGATACTCATATGAAATTAATGCTAAATACTGTTTTATATTACTTTGAATCATGTAAAAATGACTTCAAAGACGATAAAAAGAAAACAAATAAAATATACAAATATATATGGGAAATAAAAAGATTTAACAATCTAAACAAATTAACACAAAAACAATCTGATATAATAATATCTATTGGTTCTGATGATTTTGTAAAAAAAGAGATGGAAATTCAAGTATCATATTATGTATATGCTTTAGAGATATTAAAACTTTTAAATGAAGATTCATATGATATAGCTAAAAAATTATGTACAAATAAGAAAAAGCTATCAATTGGACCTCTACCAGAGTTTGCTATAGAAATGATAGTAATTAAGAAAAAAGAACCAAAAAAATATAATAAATATAAAACATTATTTGACGATTCTATTGAGGCAGCAAGACGATTTTATAATTATTCTAAAAAAAGAATATATGAACTAGAAAAATAAGGTACTAAAATGAAGACAAATGGATATATAGCACTAAATAAAGATTTAGCTAAATTATTACCAAACAAAACAATGATAAGGGTAATAATTAAAGATGTAAAAATTCTTGATTGCGATAAAGTTTTGGGTATCATTAGCTATCTTGATTTAGAACAAGGTAAAAATAATCAATTTAATGGGCAAGTAAAACATGAAGATTTTATAAAACAATATGCTAAATATCAAGTTGGGGATATTCTTTGGATAAAAGAACCTGCAGAAGTTATAGATAGTTATTTTAACTATAGAGAAATAGTATATAAATTTACTACAGAAAAAAAAGAAAGAATAATAGATACTCCAGAACAATATCGAGGAAAAAAAATCCCAAAATGGTTAGAGTATTGGCAAGAAATACCAAACGGATGCATAAAAGAAATGGCACGATACTTTATAAAAATAACAAGTATTAAAATTGAGAAATTACAAGACATAAAGCCAATAGATATTTATAAAGAGTTCGGAGTAGACAGAAATAACTATATACAGTATATTGATGGTTACGAGTGGGCACAAAATGATTTTACGAATCTTTGGAACTCAACAGCTCCAAAAGACTACAACTGGGAAGATAACCCGTATGTATTTGTTTACGAATGGGAGTATGTAAAATGAGTCTAACAAAAGTTGAAAAAGAGTACACAAAGGCATTTGATGAGTGGGCAGAAGTTAAGAAAGAAGTAGTTTTGCTTAAAACAAGACTAGAAGCGATACGATACACACTTAGAAGAGTTAATATTGATGGTGTTGAATTTGATGCGTTTAGAGAACTTATAGCCAAAATGCAAGATGATATATACACAGCTGAAAAGTTATTAAGTAAAAAAGAGAGGCTTTTACAAATAACTATTGATAATTTAAAAACTTGGGTATAAATAATAAAAGATAAAATATAGAACCAAAAAAAAATATCCTTTCTGGTTCTATTGTATCCTATCCAAACAGTTCTGCCGGATAAAATGTACCAATCTCTACTGGCGGTATACCGTTTATAAATTCAAATCCGCTACCACTTAAATGTTGTCCAAAGGCTTTATATATCAAACTGCTATCAAATATAGTTTCAGGATGTTCTTCAAGGAAGCGTTGCATTAATAATGCAAAGAATATACCTGATGGATTTGCTTTTAGTGTGGCTAAAATTACTTTTTGTATCCTTGTCCAGAATGCAGGGAATAATAAAATACCATAATCACTCAACACTTTCATTTCTTTAGGCATATTAATTTTATAATCAACAAAAGACTCTAATGCTACCTGTATAGCTTCTTTTTTAGATTTACCTTGAGATATTAAAGTATCAAGTAACATTTTTCTAGATATTATATCTACTGTTTGCATTGTAGAAGAACCAAATCTAACTAAAGCACTATCAGGTGTAGCTAAAAACTCAGATATATATTTAGCTATATCTTCTTTCTTGTTAGTCTTTATTCTTTTGCCAGCGTCCTCTAATCCTTCACCAAAAGTTTCAAGCATTTTAAAGTTTTTAGCACTTTTACCAGCAAACGCAATAATATTCTCAACATTAAGATAATCAGGTCCACTTTGAGCTAACGTCTTAATAGCTTTAGCTAGTGCAGTTTTCTTACCATTTTCTTTCTTTAAAAACTTATTTAGTAGGTTCTCTATATCATTTTGTAATCCAGAAATAACAGATTCATCTTTATTCATAACCTCTATCGATAGAGAACCAAACATTCCTTCTTGCAACATCATTCCATATGAGTGTTTAGCTATCTTATCTTTTACTATTTTTAATTGCTTATCTACATCTTTACCTTCATATTTAGCAACTTCAAGTTCAAGCTGTTTTAGTCTTAATTTTTCAAACTTTTTAAGTTCAATTATATTATCTTGAAACTTTTTAGGCATATCTTGTATAGGCATACCATATGCTAACAATATAGCTGTATTTGATGTTACATCACCAATTAGCTTAGGAATATTAGTTACAGCCCAATGTATCTTAGTAAGCTTAACCATTTGTCTAATTGCATATGCTGATTTTCTAAGAACAGCGTTATGTTCGAATAATACTGGATCCTCATATCCTAATGCTATATCTGAAAAATCTTTTCTAACCAAATCAACATGCTCATTGAATTGACCTATTCTTGATACTTTTGGTCTAACTTCATAGTATGTACCAATAAGTTCATTATCCTCAAGTATCTCTTTAGGTATAGAGCCTTTAGGTAATGACAACAACAATGGTCTATCTTCTACTTTCATCTTTTTAAGTGATTTATCAAATTCACTAACATCAACTTCTGTATCAATATATTTAGTCATAGTTTCACTAATCATTAAATCTCTTACAGCTTGAGTATCTTCTATTTCCATAAGCCTACCATATGCTCTATACAGAGCATCTCCAATACTAGTACTCAATCCTAACTCTTCTTTTTGTTCTTTTGTTAATACAATCTTTTCGAACTTACCTTTATTTGTTTTTAGTGATACAGAATTTTTAGCATTAGGTATAATCTTATTTGTAGGTACAATTATGTCATGTTGCAAATAGTTAATTGTGGTTCCTGCTCCATCTTGTACAGTTTCGTCTCGTCTATCTCTATATACAACACCATATTGCTTAGATTCAGGCTTAATTAAGATCTTCCAACCAGATTCTTTATTATATACACTATTTAGCAAGTCTTTTTTATTTACAACTCTAAATTCTTTAGGAACTTCATAGTGTTCATATATAAGATTATCTTTCTCTAGCATTTGATCTTTTGTCATACCATAAACACTATCATGTATACTTTTGATACCAGTTGAAGCATCAAATATAGTTGTAGCCAATTTAGGATTATTTTTTAATAGATTAAATGCATTTTCGTATCCAGTTTTATTTATGTTTTCATTAGCACTAGTTTGGTTCTCTTTAATTGTGTATAGAGCCAATAAAGAACCGAATAAATCTTTTTCTTCTTGATCATTATATTTTAATTGATCAAGATTATAAGCTACACCATCTTGTGGTTCTTTGTTGCCTGATAAAAACTCACTAATACGCTTAATTGATCTTCTATTATATTGTGATATTTTATCTTCATATTCTTTTATAAGTGTATTTATATCACTATCTACATTATTACTATTTATTAGCTTACTTAATACATTATTCTTTATAAGATAAAATACAGGTGCTTGCACAAATGTATAATATATATCTTTTTGATCTTCTTTACTTATTTTTGATAATAACTTATTCATTTTAGCAATAGCAGTATCTTCGAACTGCTTTCTTTCAGATGCAGCATTAATTGTAGCTGTTATAGCTTTGTTTAAATCTTCATAATTCTTAAATCTACCCCAAGGATCAAGATATCCTTTAATACTAGATATCCAAGATGAAGATTCCCAATATTTAGTAGCTCTATCATATTGCATTTTATATATATCAAAATTCTGATACATAAATTCATGAGCTTGTTTTGCTTTATTGCTAATAAAAGGCTCTGCAGTATTTTCGTATATATTGCCTATACCATTACTAATATTCTTATTTAATGCAAACAATGATTCATCTATTATCGAATAATTACTTACTGTATAATTTTTCTTTTTGTATTTATAATACATTTGTTCATTCAATGTTTGTGTAGCTAATTTTTTAGGCCTCTTTGGTTCTGTATAATCAGTATTTTCTTCTCCATACTCTTCATCTTCATATTGGTTCTTTATACTTTCAGAACCAGATGTGTTATCACTTCTATTACCTAAATCTTTATTCTCTAAAAAAGCATCAGTAATCAAGTTTTTTAACTCTTCTTTATCTCTCTTTGCTAAATTGTTAAACAAGTCTTTAACCCACTTGCTAAACTTTTTCCACCAACCATAAGCTTTACCTTTTTGTTCAACTACTTGTTCACCTATAGCTTGAACTAACGCTTCTTCAGAACCCCACTTTTTAATAGCTTCTTTTACTAATGTATTTTCTCTGAACATAGCTATATAATGGTGAGCATACTCATGCGGTAATGTATCTGTACTGGTTAATATACCATTAACTAATACTGTTTTATTAACTATATCTGCTTGACCTTTAATATTATCACCTATACTATCAACATATTCAAGATTAATATCAGGATATATTTTCTTTAATATCTTATCAAGTTCATTGTTTAATTTTTTATCAAAGTTCTTGTTTTTATTATTTTTGAACAATTCATTCTTATATTGATCTCTCATCTTTTTAGATAGTCTTGATGTAATTTTAGCAAGAGCTTCAACATCACTTTTTGCATCATGAGCTGATTCACTATTTATACCAAGCATATTAGCAACATATTGTTGATTTCTCTCTTTTGTTTTGATTATAGAACCATCTGGTTTATTGTATGTCTTAGGTTTATCTTTTGATCTTCTAAGAGTATAATTAGCCAACAATCTTGGATCCATAACATTAAAATTATCACTCAATAGTTTATCTACACCATCATATGAAGATAATATATTAAAATCAGACTTAAATCCATTATATGCTAACAATGGTATCTTTTTGTCTTCAGTTAAAGAACCAAGTTTTACAATAAGCTCATTTGAAATTGCATTATGATCATAATCTTTACCGTCAAATATACCATCGACATTATATTCTTTATATTTTTCTCTGTTTAATATCTCTTTATATGAATCAGCATTTGATGGCTTATAAGACATCTCAATTGGTTCTCCAATTTTTTCTAATCTACCAGTTCTCTTGTTTAACTTATATTTTTGTGCATACAATTGAAGCAATTCTTTCTCTTGACCACCTTTGCTTGAGTCATAATTGTATATGTAATTATTTTTAACATCAGGACTAAATGTATTTTCAATGTCAAGAACTACAAATGGCTTACCAGATAGTACTGCATTAGAAAGCTCAATAGAATGTTTTTTCATAAATTTAGATATTTCATCATTACTAAACTTTTTACTTTCTGACACATCATTATTAGAACCAGTAGGCAAACCTTTATTTTCATCAAGTATGTCTTGTGGTATATTTTTTGTCCATAAGTTATTTTCTATTTGTATATATTTATTTATTTTTAAGCTTTCTTCACTTTGCTCTGTATTATTGTTTTGTTCTTTAGTGTTTTTATTATTGATTCTATAATCATTTTTAAGTACACCATCTTTATCTATGTTATAGCTTATCATATCATTATTAAATCCAAATAATTTATAGTTAATATCAAACCCTTGATTTATTATATATTTATCTATCAGTTCTTCTTTTGTTTTGATCTTTTGATTTGTTTTATTTATATAATTTAAAGCTTCTTTGCTATCATATAGTTTTAATTTAATTTGATCAGCAGAGCCAAAGTCTTTAGTATCTTCAAAATTAATGGCGTATGAATCGTATAATAATGCCATTTGTTCTTGAATATCATATCTCTTAGACACTTCAAATGTAGCTTTTTGATATTCTTCTTCTAATATTGAATTATATATAGCTGTACCATGAGACGCATCATAAATATCACTTGATGCACTATTTAATGCTATTTTATAATTCTTTAGATCAGACTCAGTATTGTTATATATTTTAGAACTAGGATCTAAAACAAATAATTTATCTTCTAATATTTTTATTCTATTTTCTAACTCTGCTACTGTTTTAATATGAGCATATTGAAGAATTCCTGAATCGATACCATGAACTCCTGACACAATAGGTATAAGTGCATTGTCTTGTTCTTTGTTAATTAGAAGCGGATTGCCAGATTCATAACCTAGCATAATTTGTCTATTTGATGTTATAGGCATACCATACTTTCTAATCATAGAATTATACCATTTTCTGTAGTTATTAGTACCTTTAGCATATGCCTTTAGGTTATCTTCTGTATGCTCTTTACCATACAATATATGATCATGATTCAATTCAACACCATTGCTATCAAGTTTGCTATCAGTTATTGCAAGCCAAGAACCAGCAGGAATAATATATTGTATAAATTTACCATTACCATAGCCATAGTATTTATTAGTTTTATGAACAACATCAGCAATTTTGTAGTACATATTTTTAATAGCTTTTTTATTTCCACTAACAGCAGGATTAAATGCTTCTTGTAGCAATTCATACATTTTGCCTGTAACACCATTATCTTTATCTGAAAAATAATCATTAATTACTGTATAAAATCCTTCTATTTGAGCAAGCTTTACTTCATTATTGCTATTTGAACCTTCTATTGTAGAATATTCATCTAAATTATTATCTTTATAGAATTCTGAATTTTGCTTTTTAATTATATTTAACATAAAATCAAGTCTTTTTTGTCTATCTTTTGTTGAACCATTTGCTTTTACAAAAGACTTTATAACCTCTTCTGCCATATCATTGGCAGCAGATTTTGATGCTCCATCTTTACCAGCTTCATAGTTAGTAACCATTGTGATAGGCTTAAGCATATCTCTTAAACTTGAGAACAAACCTAATTCAACAAAAGGCATAAGCTGTTCATACACAGTTTCTTCAGTTTCTCCATCTATTTTATTATTATGTTGCTTTTCAATTTCATGTCTAAGTATTGCATATGCATCATCATAAATTTCATCTTCAGTTAATTCTCTGTTTTCATCTTTAGCTATTTGCATTCTGACTAATATATTAATGATATGCTTATCATTCTCTGGATCAGTACCTAAAGCTTGCAATAGCGATAAAACAACACCAGAAGCAGATGCATCAGGTTTGGTTCTATATGTTGTATATATATTATTTCCACTATTGTGTGTTCTCATATCATATATACCAGATAATGCTCCAAATGCTTCCCATACATTTTTAATTTTTAAATCAATGTCAAGAATTTTATCGTCAACTTTAATTTTACCTATAGCTAATATTTTAAGTAATTTAGCTATTAATAGTGCTTGTTCTTTTGTATCAAGCTTTGTGTTTTTGATAGAACTAAAAATGTCAAGTAATGCATCAAGTGCTTTATTTACACCTTTATTTTCTATCATCTCTCTCTGCTCTATTTCTGTAGCATTAGCAGAACCTGTAAACTCGTCAACTAATGATTCAATGATATTAAAATAAGCAGCACTTCCTCTTTCAACTTTATATCTTTTACCAACAACTATAGCTCGTGACATCTTATCAGACACTTCATTTAGTGCTGTTGCAGTAGGAAGGTATCTTGTGCTCCTAAACATCATTAATTCTCTAATATATTCTTTACCATCTTTATATCTATTATAGTTGCTTAAAAGTTCAATTAATGGAGTCTCTTTAGATATAGTTTTACCTGCTGTACCATTTTTTAATTCAGGAGATATAGAACCATTGTATGCTCCAAATATAGCATTTTTGAGTTTAATATCTGTTATTCCTAATTTATTATATACTTGATTTAATGTGACCATTGGTTCTTCATTTTGATTATTATTGAACTCTTCAGCCATAAATTGAAGTAATGGATCAATAACTGGATTAACTCTTGCTACCCTATGTGATAAATTAGTCATTATTTTTTCAATAGTTTTAGGTACACCTAATCCTTGTTTACCATCTTTACTATATCCTAAGTCTTTTGTCCAAAATTGCCTAATAAATCTAGCTGAAGGTTTTTTAGGTTTTCTTGTATTCTTCTTTTCCTCTTCATTTAGCTCATTCCATTCTGCAAATTCTTCTTTGTATTTATTTAATGTATTTATATAGTAATTGTTTGTTATATTCAATTGACTATTTACAGGAGTTGTTAATGTATTTATAGCTTGAGAGGCATTAAATGTATTATTGAATACCCTATACTTGTTAATAGCTTTAGAACCAAAAGAACCAGTATTTAACATAGAGTTTAATTCTTCTTTTGATGCACTTTTATCACTGTTTTTCATAAAAGTATCTAAATTTAATGTAACACCGTCAGCAATAATTGTTGAATCTGATGATATTTGCTCTCCATCAAGATTACGATATTCATGATTAATAACATTTGTATTTTCTAAAATCTTGATAAGAGGATCTCCATCACTATCTTTTATACCAGCTAATGCTTCAACTGCTGTTCTCCCTAATTGAGAATAAAAATTTTTATTTGATATTGGATCTGAATTGACTAAATACCCAGTGGCAACAGCTATCTGTCTGCCTATTGCTGGATACAAATTTAATGTATTTATTACTCTAGATCCATCTTTTGTTGTTAATATTGATGTTGTATGCTCATCTTCATCTTTGTTTAATTTTAATTTTTTTTGTATATTTATATCTGCTGAAACACCATTAACTATAGCATTAAAAGCTATACCTATAGCCCTCATTGTGGATCCAGCTATTATTGCATATTTTACTTGTTTTTCGTTATTTAATTCATTAAATTTTTGTTCATTAATGATACCATTAAATAATATATTATACTTAGAGTTTAAAGAAAATTTAAGATATCGCTCAATCTTATTAACTATCTTGTTATGACCAATAATTTTTCGTATATCTTTTTTTGCTTCATTTTGTTTAGTTTTGTTTATTTCACTAAATAGATCAAAGTAATGTTCTTCTTTTATACTTTGTATATTCCAGGCTAAAGGTTTAGAGCCACCTGAAGTATTGTCTATATCATTTATATCTGTTTTTACTTTAACAATTTTATTACCTATAAATAATTCAATTACTTTTTTACAATTTTCTACTTTACTCACTAAATATCCTTATAATTTTTTTAAACATAAGTTAAATAGAAATTTAACTTCTTCTTTTGATTCTTCATCGACTTCTTCAATTATATCAAAGATTTCATCAAAACTTTCATTGGACAATTGTTCTGATGTACTAAAATCTATAATTTCTTTGTTTTGTTTTTTTAATGCTTCAAGTTTATTAACAAGTTTTTCTCTTTTTGCTTTTTCTTCTGATGTCAAATCTTCTTGTGTATATTTGTAGTCAAGATCTTTAATGTATGCTTTTGTTAATATTTGTTTATTACGATTACTTTCAATAAGTTTATTTACTTTTTTTGAAGTTAATAGTGTTTTTTTTGTTTTATACTTATTTCTATTTTCCTTATCAGTAGTATTTCTAGAATTTTTACTTATAATCTCAATTCTTTTTCTAAATACATCAGCTTGTTTGCTAGTAATATCTCCTACTTTTTCTGCAATATCTATCATTTTAAGTATATGTTTTTTTTCTTCTTTTGTATCTATAGATGTTTTTTTTGCATTGTTCATTATGGTATTAAATGCTTTTTGGTTAAATCTTTCAAGTAGTTTTAAGTCATTAGAAAAAATATCCTTATCTTTGGCACTTTTTAATGTATTTTGTCCAAACTTAGCCAACATTGACTGCATAACTTTATTTTTACGATATAAAGGAAGATTACTATCACTAAAAACATCATAAAGCTCAACAATTGACTTGCTTAACTTTGTTTTCTGTTCATTATTTGATAGACTATCCATAAGTTTAACAGCAATATCAGATAAGATATTTTCATACTCATTTTCATTAATCCTACCAAGAGTATATGCTGAATTTGCAGCAATAAGATGATCTTCTAGCTCATTGTAGTATTTATAGTTTTTCTTTTTGTTTATTTCATTTTTTACATTATTTAAAACTTTATTAGAGTGTCTTACAGAATTAGATACAAGTCTAATTTTATATTCACCTGGTTCTAGCTCTGTTTCGATATTAGCTAATTTTGTTCTAGTTTTTACTCTTATATTTAATACATTATCTATAGCTTTTTTTACAGCTAAACTAGCATCAGGATGATTATATGCTCTTTCTAATGCTTCATCAGAGTAATTTTTTATATTATCAATAATTTTACTTTTTGTGCCAAATGATTTTATTTTATTAATAAATCCTTTAGGATCTTCATTGAACTCATTAACATTAATATCTTCATTGTTAAATAATTTAACTCCAGAACCAGTTGCTATAGCTTCTTGTCTAGCTAACTTGTGATTATATAGTCTTTCTTCTCTATCCTTTATCTTATTATTATATTCTTTTATCTTATTATCTATTGAAACTATTTGATTGTCTATAAGATCTTTAGACTCTTCAAAGACTTTCTTTTCGTTAGGCTTAATAAATTTATTATAAAGATCGTTATTTCTTGAATGTTCATGAAACGGATTATTGTTGTTATCTATAAGTTTTGTTTCTTCATTATTGCTTACAGCGTCCTGTTTTATTACTTTGATTTTCAAATCAAGAGGTGCATTCAGATATGCTTTTGCTAATCTCTTTCTGTAATCATCATCAGTAATCTTATCTTTTACATCATCATTATTGATTGCTTTTTGAACCATGTTTGGATCAAGCAGTGCTATTATTTCTGGAGAAATTGATGCACTTATATTGTTTCTTATACTATCTGCAATATAGTTATTAAATTTATCATCTTTAAAAGCTTCATATATAGCGATATCTCTTAAATGCTCACCAAAAGATTTAACTTCAGGTATTGATGATTCAATCATCTCGTCAACTGATTTTGCTCTTTTTAACACTATTTTTGTATCATTCATTAATTCAGTATTAGCTTTTGAAGTATCTATATCATTTTGCTCATTATTAATATAGAATTCAAATTGATCATCATCAAGATTATTTACAATATTCTCAAGGTTTTTTATTTTTCTTTTTTGTGCTATATGATTAAACAGTGCATTTGTAAATGCCTTAGAACCTGATATACTAGCAGGTACAGTATGCATTCCTATACCAGCAGCAGCTCCAGCTATAGCTGCCTGTCTTGCTTCTAATTGATTTTTAGTATCTTTCAATATGTCCATAACATCTTTATTATCGATACCGTATTGCTCTCCGATTAACTGTCCCCATTGTTGAACATATTCTTGAAGACCTTCCTCTGTAGCACTTGTCAAAAAAGATCTTGATTTATCAAGTAGTCTAGTAGTAAATTCTTTTTTTGTTGCGTTTGATGTTTTATTTATAGCTGATTTAAGAGCTTTACTTATACCTTTTACATTAATTATATCATCGAATGCTACCTTATCAAGTAATGTGAATGGCAATTGAGACATATATAAAGCAACAGCCTCTCCAGCACTAACAGTTGGATCTTGTCCAGCAGCTTTCTTTGCTTTCATTCTTTCGTTGATTATCTGATTGGTAAGTTCAAGGTTTACAGCTTCAACACCAGCACCTTTAGCTATTAGGTTTAGTGCTTTTAATGTATTCTCACTATCCTTAAAAGTATCATAAACTTTAAGCTCTTTATGGTTCATTGTCTTTTTAGTTTTAGCTATCAAGTTAGCAATCTCTTCAGTAGTAGAACCAGCTTTTTTAGCTTCACTTACAGCATTAACTAATTTTAAAGCTCTGGCTGTTCCAGCTACTTCACCTGCACCTACACTCATTGCAGCCATATAAGGTAAACTTTCACCTATAAATGAAGGTGCTGCTTGTACTGCATCAAATAATCCAGTAAGAATATCTCCTCTTCTAAAAGCAGCATCAGCTTCGTTTACCTTACTGGCTCCATAGTGTCTATCATAGCCAGCAACTTTATCAGCCCACTCTTGATTATAATCATTAAGTAAAGTATTATCACCAGGCGTAAACAAATCAAGAACAGCATCAGCAGTGCCAGTAACTAAACCAAGTGTACTTGCCTGTATAGCATCAATAAAATTGCTATCTTTTGGTCTTTGCATATATTGTTGATACATAAGCTTAGAACGATCAAGATTCTTAGCATAGTCTTCTTTAGAACCAGTATCTAATCCTAACAAGTCAGAATCATATAATTCAGTATATCCTGTGCCATAATTTATTCTAGATGCTTTATCTCTATTCATTCTGCCATCTGGAGTAAGGACTATACCATAATCAACAACTCTATGATTTAAATTTTCATCAAGTGAATGCCATAAGTTCTCCCAATTTTCTGCTCCAGCAAATCTTTTCTCAGATACAATCTCGTATCCATCTTTTATATATTGATCTTTATTTCTACCATAAGCACTAATTCTATCTGTTCCGACTTTATAGATATATTTAGTAGAACCATCTGGATTATATCCGTCAAACTTACGAAGATAATATACTACATTTTGAGCATTAGGATCGTCTTCTGCTGTTAAGTATTGATCAATTAAATCTTGCCTTGTAACATCTTTTGCCTTTATAAAATCTTTATTGTTTGCATCATACAATTTACCATTTCTTTCTATGAGAAAATCATTACTATGATCTATCCAATCTCCTTGACCAAAATCAGCTATATTTTCAGTAGCTTCTAATAGCCAATCAGTAGCATGTATTACTTTATTTGCATAAGTTTTGGCTCTTATCATTGCATCGCTGTCATTTATCAAAGAACCATCTTGCTCATACTTTAATGGAGCCTTACGATATATCTCATTTCGCTTTAGTTCAGCAGCTCTTGCTAATCTGTCTTTTTTTTCTAAAGCAGTTATAGATTGTTCAGTCTCATAATTACTTTGCTGTATTTGATCATCTATATTTTTTATTATGGAATTGGTTAATAGTTCTGTATAGTCATTATCATAATCGTTATTTATTGATACCGTATCGCCATAGTCATCAACATATGATGTAATATCTGGTTCTTGAGTATCTGTTATATTGTAATCATGATTATCATTGTCGTAGTTATTTTTAAATGTAGTAATATTCTCTGTCATTCACATATCCTATATACGATTTTATTAAAAGTATTATATCGTATATAGGTGTAAAGTATCATTTATTATTTGTTGCTAGATCTTTCATTAATTTTTTAATAGTTAAATCTCCTTTTTTAAGATCTTGTTGAAGTTTTTGTATTCTAAGAAGATCTTCTTCAGATTTTACTTTTTTAGATCTTAACTTAATTAGTTCGTTTTTCAACTTATTGTTATCTATTTGTACTTTCTCAAGAACTTTATATTTTGTATCGATTGCTTTCTCAAATATATAATCTGCTTTTTTCTTTTTATCTTTTGTTTGTTGAGCTTTTATTTCTTTTATTGCTTGGATCTTAGCATTATGATTACTAAGAGAATCATCCATAGCTTTCCTTGCTACTTTAATTTTGGCTACTTTCTCATATGTATTTAGATTTGCATCATTAACTATGTTGTCTAATATTGGCTTAAATTTTGCATATGTTTCTTTATAATAATCTTTATTTGACTTTAATGTATGTTTAGATATGTCTTTCTTTCCGTATACTGGCTTATAAAATTGTTTTTCAATAGTATTAACTTCTTGTTCAACTTTGTTGTTGTTTGCTATGATTCCATCATTAACTTTAAGGTGAGAACTAAGAGCATTAACTCTCTTTCTTGCTTGCTCATAAGGATTGTCTTTTATCATATTTGTATCAACGGCACGTAATGTTTTACCAAAATCCAGACCATCTATCATTCGCTTTGTAGCCTCTTTCTCTTCATTATTGTTGATAATATGGTAAAAAGGATTCCACTCGGTAAGCAAATTCAATGTTCCTTTTGCCAATGGAGTGACACCACTGTCAGCAGCGACACCAGCAACACTCTCTATCCCAGTTTGGTTCTTCCATTTATCAAATTCATCACCTTTCAATCCGAACATCTTAGGGTGTTGTTCTATAAACTTGTTTTGTGCATCTTGTAATTCAGACTGGTTCTTATACTTAGAGCCAAGATTAGCATATTGAGTATATAAATCTCTATATTGCTCATCTTCTCGATATTGTAACGGTTTGACTTTAGCCGCTATAGCTTGACCTTTATGTGATGTCCAAAAATCAGTAGCTTTTTGATCTTCATGTTTCTGGCCAACAATATTGTTTTTATCTTCTACAGTTTCGGTAGTATTTATTGTATCTTCTACCGGTTTATATATGTCGCCTACAGCAGCAAGAATGGCATTATTTTTTTTCTTATCATTTGCATACTTCCTATTTGTTCTTGCATTTTGAGCGGCTATTGTTGCTGCATTTCTTTTGTTCGCAGCATCTTCTCTTAATTTAGCTATTGCCATAGCGTTTGCTAGCCTATCTTTGTTTTCTTGCAATTCAGCTGATCTATTTTCATCAGTAATTTGTTTTTTGTACATATTGCTAATAGCAGATGCGAGACCAGATGCATCAGATGTGTATCCTGGTTCTCTCAATGCAGGAGTTTTAATTCTCTGTATAAATGAACTCATATTTTATTCCTTAAGAACTAAACAGTAGTAGTAGCACTATTGCTTGGGTCTTCATATTTTTTTGTAGCAAATTGTTGAGCCACTCGCTTATTTATACCTTCTTGTTTCTTTTTAGCTGCAACTGCGTCATTATATTGCTTCTCAACAAGATCTTGTTGTCTTTTAGCTAGTTTCTGATTAAACTTCATATTTTTATAAGATTGATATCCGGCAAATAAATTTGCTGCACCATTTAATCCACCTATGCCATCCCAGGCTTTACCTAAAATTGATGAACCACCTAAACCACTATTATTGTTTTGTATTTTTATTGAATTTAAGTCTTGAATGCCATTATAGTCCATACCACCAATATCAACCTTGCCGTTATTGTTTAAGTCCATTGCTACATTCCTAACAGAACCAGGATCAAAACTAGTCAAATCGCTATTCCATGAAGTTTTACCGTTTATTGAACCTTGATACATTGGAGTATTGACTGAAGTGTTTTGCGGTAAACTATTACCTTCACTAAAAATATTACCTATACCTGAAAATAAATTTCCTAAACCTGAAATTAGTCCCATATTAAAAAAATCCTTTCTTTATAATATATAAGTACAATTATATCTAAAATAATATAAATCATCCAGAAACAATATTTATTCTTTTATTTACTTCAGTATCAACACTAAACAACTGGTCATAATTATAAGAACCAGAAAGAACAGATTCGTATAATGCATCTGGAGAATGAGTTGCACTAAATGAAGACATTGCTGTTTGATCAAGTTTCAATACAATATTTTTATCAGTATCAATTATAGAATTTATTTTGTCTATTGCTTTTTGTTTAGATGAATTATCAACTAAATCTTTTGCTTCTTGATTATGTATGTATTGCATAACATCATTTGTAAAAGATGTTATATCAGTAGCAAGTTTTAAGAAATTTTCAGCAGTAAGATTTATAATTGAAGAGAAATCATTATAAACCATAGATACTAATTCAAAAATTAAATTAAATAATTTAGAATCTATAGCTTTTAATACATTTTGAACAACTAATGATATGACATAATTAATTATAGCGTTAACTATTATGGATATTATATTACCTATACCATATGTTAAAATTCCTATGACAATAGATATAATAAGTGATAAAAATTTGTCATACCAGTGTGTTTTAACAACTACTTCTGCATAAGCAACAAACATTGTACCGTATTCTTTAACTATAACATATGTTGAAAAACGTAAATTATTTAATAATTCTAAAGGAATAGGAACTAATGGAAAAATATCATCACCACTATTTTCTCCAGAAGATGAAGACATCCACTTACCATTAAGTCCAATTGTAAAATGTTGGCTATTAATGTTGATTAGTTGTTCTATCAAGTATATTGAAATTTCAATATAGTATGGAGTATTATCTTCCTTGTATTTTTGTATAAAAATAGAAGACCCTGTTACATCAACTGGAAGCGTTTCATCATCACTAAGAGCATTAACACTAGAGTTAGAATATCTGTATGTGTATGTATCTGCATCACCATAATCTGAGTAGTACGAATCATCATTAAATAGACTAGATCCTTTAAAAAAAAGCCAATTAGGAGCATTATCTCTTCTATCTATGAACCATTGCTTATTTCGTTCAACAGTGAATAATCTATTCTCAACAAATATTGCTGATGTCCTAGAATACTTACCATCTTTTATTTTTGTACTAGGCAAAATTACGCCATTATCTCCATTAAATTCTCCGTCATCATATACAGGATCTTTAATCTCTATTTCTATATTTGTTACTATATCATCTTCTTCTATTTTAACAATTTTTGAACTACTATAATTATTACTATCTGTGCAATAATATTTTAGAAGATCATATAAAAAAATATTATATCTAGACATTTTCAATCTATTTTTATTTTTCCACCAAGTTGATATTTCTTCAGTTACAACATATTTATTTTCATCTACTCTTGATTTAATTAATACTCTTCTTGGAAAGTTTTGAGCTTCTTCTGCAGTATACGTACCTGGTTTTATATAATATATGTCACGAAAGTATGCTCCAGTAAATAAGTACATATTATCTAAATCGTCATTTTTTAATGTATCAATTAAATCTTTTTGTGATAATCCATATTTTTTTAATAGTTTTTTCGTGTTATTCTCATCAGTTTTTAACTCATTTTTTCTTTTTAAACATATAATAGGGCTAACAGGCTCTATATCATCTCTCATAGAATAAAAAGCACTATCATCTTCGTCTGCATCAGAAACAAAAACTCTATAGTCAAGATTTGTTTTTTCTGGATAATCTACGGTATATCCATTATCTATTGCATAATCAGTATCGATTGTATAATAAATAAGAACATTATTTTCGTATATGCTAACCGGTTCTATGAATTCGATATTTTCAATATCGTCATTTGATGAGTTTGATAGTGTGAACTTTATTTCGCTATTGCTATCATTAGTATATTCATAAAAAATATGATTATACACAGCTTTACAGCTCGGATCCTCTCCATCACAATCATCATTATCGCAATCATCATTATCAGTACAGCATTTACATAAAACAATACCATTTTCTCCACTACAACATAAATCATCTTTATTAGAGCCAGTGTATTTTGTTATTACTGTAAAATCATTACAATAGAATTCATATTTATATTTTTTTTGAAGAATATCTTTTACTGCAATTGATAATGCTTTTTTCTTGAGCTCAACCTTTACTATACTTACAACTTTGTCATCTACTTTGTTTAAAATTTCATTTTTTATAGATTCATCATCTTTTATTATAACATTCGTATTTGCAGCTTTATAGGAAGCTCCATATTTTTCAAGATATTCTTCCTTAAATCTAGTCCTATATGTATGTTCGAAAAAGAAAAATTGCTTATTATATGCAGACATATTGTCTGACTGTAGCATTATATTTACTTTTGAATCATGTATAGTTTTATCTTTTGAATATAAATTAACATAACTAAGAGATGTAAAAGTTTTATGTCCCATTTAGTATATATTTCCTTCAGTTAGATCATGCACAATATTTGATTTAATAATTCTACCTTTTGCACATAAAAGCCATTGAGTATTATTATCTGGATAAAACGTAGAACCAATGATTAGATTATTAACTTCAGAAGTGTTTCCTATAGATCGTTCTTTTTCATTAATAGCAGCATACATAACATAGTTTGCATATGAATATCCATTATCATGTTGAGAAAAACAAAAAGTAGAATCGCTATTATCTATAGTAAACTCAACTATAGTATGACTATCTACTGATGTAAATTGTCCTGTTATTTCAAGTGGTTCTGCTCCACTGTCATTACGATTTCCAGATAACAGAACCAGTTTATAATATGTTGCTAATTTAACAGCTTCTATTGAATTAATTTTAACATCAAAAACTATAGTTGAAAATTGTTCAGATTCATCTATAAAATAATCAAATTCTCTTGAAGCGTTAGATATATTGTATCCAAGCATTTCATCAGCAATTGTATCGTCTTTAAACATATCTGCTGCTATTATATCTCTAAGTGTTAATTTTAATCTATCATCTTCTTTATAGAATGTATTTTGCATTGTTATTCTCCATTCTCTATAAGTTCTATTTCTTTTATTCCAGCAAAAATGTTGTTTTGTATAAAAAGACATTTTAGATCTACAAGTGTAATTATATTTTTATCATTTTCATCTGTGCTATCTATACATACAACACTATTCTCAACTGATATATTGTTAGCAAATGTTTTTATATTAACATCAGTAAAATACTCTGGTGTTATCTCGCATAAAAAATCAATATATTTTGGTTCCCCATCTTCTGTATCTACTCTATATATATATAACCTACCATTATCGAAAGAACCAGCGACTATAATTAAATTACCGTACATAATCATTTGTTGTCCAAACTTTAATCTGTTTGGCTTCTCAAAACAGTCAGCAGGTAATGATGTATGTGCAATAGCAAATTTCTGATCATAAGATTGATGATTATCATTGTTAAATCTAAGTTTAGAAGTATCATATATAACTATACCAGTTTCCAATCTATCAGTACAATCAGGATCACTGCAATAATCATCATTATATACACTCATAATTGCTACAGTGTATTTGTCTAAATAGTTATCAACAAATCCTAACCTGCCAAGATGTATTGCTTTATATATATAATCATCATTTGATTCAAAAGAACCATACCATATATCTATATTTGGAGCACAAACGATAAACTCTCCACTATAAACATCTACCACTTGTATACCACCACTAGAGTCAGTGTAGTCTCCATGTCCTTCTATATATCTAAGATTATATATAGTTTTACCCATGCCTACAGCAAATCTGTCATAACTGCACCATAATCTTTCACCGTACATAGATGGCTCTTGAAACCTAGGAGTCCAAGATTTATTTTGTAAATTATAGAAATTAGTAGCTTCCTTAATATCTTCAAGAACCATAGTTTTTTCTACTTCTACTTCTCCATCAGCATTCAATCTTGCAAAAAATACAGCATCTTTTTTATCAGTATCTTCTCTAGGTATCCCTGCTAAAATAGAAACAGAACCATTAGTGTGTATATATGGTTTAGATATTCTTGGATATTCTGAAGTATTATTATCAAGACTATTTACTTTTATTTTACAAAACTCATCCCAATAATCTATTTTATTACTATCATTTTTATATATAGGTTTATATATATTACCAATATAGTAATCTTGATTTTGATTAATATCTTCTTGATTTAAAATCCATGATATAGCAATATACCCATTTGCAATTTGTATACTATATACATTTAATATAGTTGCAGAACCAAATGTTTCAGGACTAATAAGAAATCTATGTAAAATATTACCAAATCTATTAAACACAATAACATGACTTTCTATCTCTGGATAATCTCCAGATGAATCTTTATGTTCATGTTTTATACCGATAAATGTTTGATAGTCTATCATCTGAACATCGGTTACATTATCTGGACATTGAAACGAAAATATATTATTTCTACATATAGGTTCTCTAATTCCAAATGTGATATTAATTGTCTCAATCTGTGTGATTCTATTAATACATATTCTTGAACTGCTCATAATGTACCCTATTATTCGTCTATAACATGGTCTTTTATTGCACCATATGTTGAATCTATTGCATCTTCAGCTAGTGATGCTGGAAGATCTACATCGCCATCGAGAGAATCGTATATCATTGCAAATGCTTGAGTTTGAGTATCGAACATTTTTTGTCTTGCATTATCAGCAAAACCTTTAGCTTGAACTCTGTATAAATCAGCTTGAGCTCCCATAACATTTTTACTATTTTCACAATCACATTTCCATTTATCTATTTGTGCATTAATCTGACAAATTTCTTTTTGTGCCTTGCCATGAGATAACTCAAACTGAATTGCTTGCTGCATAGACGCAACAAGTGCTTGTGCAAAAACCTGCCCTGCAGTTTCTTCTGTAAAGTATCCTTTATCTTTTGCAGCCTCTATGTGTATTGTAGATAGTGACAATAACTTACCAAAGTATCCACCATTATCTATAGTACAGGAACCAACAACGTCAGAAAAAGATACAGTCTCACACTTATTGCAACTATCACAATCATCTATATTTGAATTATCAGCTAAAGTGTTTATATATGAGTCTAATAGTTTGTCAGCCATAATATTTTATTTTTCTCCTATATATTATAATTACAAGAGCCAATATTTTATGGCTCTGTAGTTAATTATTGTTAAACTAAGTTCTCTATAGAATTTTCTCTAATTGTTTGTCTTTTTGCTATAATAGCTAACTCTTCTTCTGTAGGCTGAGGAAGTTCTTGTATTAACCATGCAGGTTTAGTCTCAAATCTTATTGTTTCACCATTTTCGTTTTGAATAGGAACTCTTGCAGTCTGTCTTTTTAAATTCTCAATAGCTCCAGTTCTTATTATCCATGGTTTACCAAGTATAAACCTATCTGTATAATGACCATTTCTATTTCCCCATGTAACAAAATGTACTTGATTTGGATGCATTGTTTGTGTTTTTGCATTAGAATTAATGATAACTCTTTTCATAGATATAAGTTCTAACTTTCTTGCTCTTTTGTTCTTTACTTTTTCAGCTTTTTTGTTAGCTTTCATAGATAAAGCAATATCATCTTCATCTAAGAAATCATCAGCTTTCTTAGATATAATCTTTGCTTCTTTTTCTTGTTCTTCAATTTCAGACAGTATTTCATCCTCAATAGCTGGTTCTTTTTTTTGTGAAGCATTAAATTCAGAAATAGCAAATAGTAACTCAGCTTTAGTTGGCTTACTAACATTTTTAGCATCAACATGAATGTTTCTTACTTTACAATATTCTTCAAGCTCAGCATTTTTCATTGATTCAAAATCTTTATTCATTATGTTATCCTTTGTATTTTTTTTATTACACTATTTTATAAAAGCGTTATATATTGAGATTATACCACAATTATTTAAAAAAACAATATAGGAAGAGATATACAAAGAATTACATACAACATTGGTTCTATTTGTATGATTATTACAATATAGCAATAATGGTAATTAAGTATTACTTGTTTTTTATTATTTTATAAAGTTACACAATGTCTTTGATAGGGTATTTTTAGTAATTTCGTATAATATCCTTGTATATTTTTGATAAGGATACTATATGGTATTTTGCTTTTATATTAAACTTAAGTATTTTAGAAAGTTTACTCTAAAGATACATTGTTGTATACTTTAGATAGGTGGGGGGGGTACCCCCATACCTAAACTATCTTAGCACTACAAACGATCTGACGTATCCACTCAGGACGCAAATACATCATACCAAAGTACCAACTAATAGCCATAGAACCTTTTTTACCAAATGGATCATTGTAAGCATCTGGCTTAGGCATAACTGTTCTAACTCTAGCTACATCTCCTTGGAATCCAATAGTAGCAAATGATTCAGAACCAACGAATAAAATAGGGAATACATCATATCTCTCTTTTCCATCAGCTCCAGTAGATATATATCTATTTGATGCTTCATCATCATCTGTATCGTCGTTAGAATCAGCTCCTTGACCAGAATAATTAGGCATATCTTCAACTTCTATGAATCTAAATGCACCAATTTTACCAATCTCATATTCATCTATTGCATTTTTACCTGCTGCATCAGCATACATTTCAACTGGAATCCATACAGATTTACCATTCCACTCCATATCTTGAAGAGTAGGAAGCATTTCTGTACCAACATAAGCATATCTTGCCTTTCCAATAGTTCTAGTATCATACTTTTTAGAACCATCTAAGATTTTAGTATCTTTAGGGCATCTTGCATCTTTAAGTGACTTATCCATAAGTCTAAGATCTGCATAAGTAAGAACATCATTAGAACCAACTTCGTCAATAGATGTTGCATCTCCAGCATATACTCTATTTTGCTCAGATTGTCCAATAAGTGCATTTCTAACTTGTGCTTCTCTAAGTTCACCTTGAGCTTCACCAATTGATTTAGAATATCTACTTAATAGACCAACCTCTGTGTCCATATCTATAGATTTTTGTGTAAATGTCATCTGGAATCCGAATTCTGCAATCTCAGCTTCAATAGTAAGACGCTTCATTCCAACACCATTTACAACTCCACCTTCTTCTGAAAGTAATGGGAATGCACCATTCTGAACAGCAAGATCTTTGCTTGAACCAAACAAATTACCATTACCAGATAGAATTGATCCATCTGAACCAGCAACAGATTTCGCTTCAGGTTCAGTATCATATTCTCCAATTCTAGCACCATTAGCATCATAAGCATACCATTTACCAGCAGTAAGTTTAGCTCCGTTTGCATCGATACCTTGATCATTAATGTTTCTATCATCAATGATTCTGATATCGTGATATTTAACCATTTTTTGTCCGTAATGCTTCGGCTGAGTTAGTGATTCTCCAAGCATAGAGAAAACTTTTTGTTTTTTAGCTTCAACTACAGCAGCTCTAGACCAAAACTTATCATTAAATTGAGGTCCAACACTAGAAGTGTTTCCACCTTGATTAAATTTTTGTGCCATTTAATTTTCCTTATTTATTCTTTATATTGTAAAGAAAGTAGATATTTTTCAAACTCATCATCAGATAGTTCCATAGGATCAAATACTTTCTTTGTTTGTTTCATTGTTGACTTCTTTTTACTCACAGAAGCAGCTTTTTTTCTAGCAGTGTTTGCTTTACTGTTAGCTTGTTCTCTTTTTTTTACTTGCTCTTTTTCAGCTTTAATTTTTGCAATTTCTGCTTGAATAGCATCTTCAGAAAATTGAACAACAGGTTCTTGCGATTGATGCATAACTTGCTGTTGTTGCATTTGTTGTTGTTGAACATACTCTTGTTCAAGCTCAGCTACAGCAGCTCTGTATTGATCTATATCTCTCATAGAACTAAAAGAGCCTGTTATATCTGTCATTTTCTTTTTAGCTATTCTTTCCTGAACAATATCATAGACACCATTGTTCATATGGGCAATAAGATCAGATGAATTTTTAGTGTCACTAAGCAACTCAGCAACACTATCGTCATCCCATTCTTTTGTAATGATATTATTTACTTTATCATCAATACCAAATTGAGAAGCAGTATCAATTAAATCATCATACGCAAGAGTTATAGGTGATGCTAAATTATCTTTAGGTTTATAATCAACTTCATCTATATTTAACTCCAATGGATCTATGTTTGTTTCTTTAAGCAATGCTTTTATTGCTTCTTGATCTCCGTCAATGGCATCAATCATAAGATTAAATTTATCTGGATTATCAAGTATACCTTTCTTTTTTAACGGCTCAATAAAAGGTCTATATTGCTTAAAAGCCCTCATTTTTTCACTAAAGCCAGCAGCCATTTGTTGTGCTTGGATTATCTTTTCAGGTTCTGTAAAACCTTTCATGACTTTACCATTAGCAACAAATTCACTAGTAACTTTATTGTAAAAATCTTTATATTTTTCTGTATCAGACAATAGTTTTTGATATTCTTCTTGATAATTTATAGTATCAGAGGACTTATTGTCTTGACTATCTACATTATCAATTTCTTCAGTATCATTGTTTTCTTGAATATCATCATTATCTTGAGTGTTTTCTTCCTGTTCTTCATCAGAAGAATCTAATTCTTCATTATCAGTATCCTGATAAGAATCGTCATTCTCATCATTCGTATCAGATTCATCAAGATTATCATCATCTAATTCAGAACCAGGATCTGTGTCCTCAATATTATTGTCGTCAACATTATCTTTTTCGTAACTATTGTTGTTATTTTCTTCTACATTACTGCCTATGTCATCATCATTTACTTCATCATTATCTATAGTGTCAAGTTTTCCTTCGCTAATGTCGCTAAGTAATGATTCAAATTCGTCATCAGTAAGTTCATCATAATTATTCATAATCAACTCCTTCAACATCATCTGGATCTACTTTTCCTCCAACAACATCAGTTCTAAACTCTTCAAGCCTTTCTATTTCTTCTTTAGAGAATGAAGCATTTTGACCAATTACTGCTATAAAAACTTTAAAATCACGAATAGCTGACATCTTATCATACATGTTTTGAAGCTGATCTCTCTTTAATACACTTGGAGCAAGTAGGGTTCTAGCTAATCTGTCGCCTTCTTTTTCAAAATATCCATATTCTATTACTTTCTTGTAATCATCATTGTTAAATAAGCGTTCAAGTGCTTCTCCTAATTCAACATTTTCTGTATGAATAGAAAGCTCATCATCTATCTTTTGCAAGATTTGTTCAATCTTTTGATTTTTTGTTAAGTTAGAAATTTCTTCCATTGCTTATATTCCTTTTGTTTTTTATTTGACATAGGCATATATAACCTATACATGGAATTATACCATAAAAAAAACTTAAATCAAACTTTAAGTTCATCAGTTTGTTGTAATATGCTTTTAGCAAATTGAGTTATATCTGATTTTCTTGAATTTATTTCACTATTTTTTTTCTTTATTGCTGCAATAGCAATTTTTAATTTTACAGGAAGCTTGTTGTATTCATTTGCTATTATTTTAGGATCAACTCCATTATTTTGCATAGAATCAAATTTGTTAACTAAAGATTCTGATATATCTATTGTCTTACCTATATCAGAACCAAGTCCTGATACATTATTATATTCTTGCATTATAGTAATCTCCATTCATATTACTTAATCTATCAAGGGATTTATCACCAAGCTCTTGAGCTCTAACTGATGCTATAGTCTGTTTGTTTTCTTCAGATGAAGTAGATTTTTTTATATCAACAAGATGTTTAACTTGGTTTTCCTTTGCTTTAACTAGTGCCTTTAATTCTTCAAGCTCTCTTTTATGCTGAAGCTTCATTTGCTCTAATTCAGTCTTGTGTGCCATAGAGAGAATATTATCTTCAACCTTCTCTTTTCTTGATGTTCCGTCTATATTCTTGACGAATTTTAGATCTTCATGGTCAGCTTGTGATTCTATTAATCTAGCTTGTGCATTTTTGAGTCTCGCTTCTGCTTTATTTTCTTCAGTTTCGCTGTTTAGATTTTGTGCAGTCCTTGAAGCTCTTTCCTCTATCTTGCTGTCTTCAGATTCTATCATTTTAGCAGATTTAGCTATTTCCATCTTGAGTTTCTGGTTCTCTAGCATAGCGTTCTCTAATTGAATCTTTTGCAATTGTTGTTGCATAGGGTCTGGTTGAGGCTGATAGCTTTCAACTTCTTTAGCTAGATCAGGTTCCTTCCATAGCTTAGCTATTCTTGCATAAATTATTTTTGATAATTCTGGATCCATACTTGCTGCATTTGTTTGCATCAACATATTGAGTTTTTCTGCTTTTTCATTATCTTTTTCAGGAGTAGATACATCAACAATTAAATCAAATTCACCAGCCAAATCTTCACGTTTAATTGTAACAAATTCTTCATTAGTTATTCTAATGACTTCTTTCTCATCAAGAAAAGCTTGGTTCATCATTATTGTTTTTCTAGCTATATCCTTAAATATTTGTTCACTTAATCTTCTAAGAATACTTAATTCTCTTTTAGCTGTAGAGTCCATAGCTGACCTAATTCCAGCAGCTACAGAACCAAGTGATTGACTTCCTATACCTTGAGAAAATGATTTAGTTCCAGTCATACTTTCAGCATCATTTTGATGATAGCTAATCATATCAAATATAGCTCTAGGAACTGGATCTACAGTAGTTCTATGTATAGCGGTTCTTGGATCCATTCCATGTCTAAAAAATACAGTTTTTCCTGTTTTGTAATTATTCTGCTGTAATGGAGATAAGAACTGTTCATCTATAAACTCTTGCCCAACAGCTTGAGTTGAAGTAATATCATGGGCAGCTCTCATCATATTACCTATAGATTCCTGGTTCTCTTTTAGTAAAGAACCATCAGGCTCTCCATATATTTCGTTTTTTCTTGGCATATACTTAGCTAACGAAAAAGGCAATTCGTCAAATGGAAAAGGATTTTCTTCAAGTCTAATTATAACAGAACCAACCCAAGTAGCAACAATAGGTTTAACTTTTCCAGTACCTTCAATATCCCAATATCCCCAATATTCATAAGCTCTTAATTTTTGTCTTGGCTTATCTTTAAATTTAAACTCTTTTCTTTGTTCATCATAGTCATAATGCTCAGCTTGAATATCTTCATTATAATCTTCAAGTTTTATTTTATCAAGGTTTTTATATATGCCTGTTTCTGAAACAATATTACCTTCATCGTCATATTCGCATTTATATTCTTGCTCTTTAAGTGTAGACATATCAGTATCATATTCATGTATAATAAATTGTGCATCATGAATGTCACCATTACATGTAGGATCTATCGTCAAGTCTCTTAAATTACATACCTGGTATGTTGGGTTATTCTTAGTTAATATTGTTTTAGTTTTTGTAACAGGCTTGGAACCAGTAGGTATAGGTTTTCCAGATGCTATTATTGACGAAACTTGATCGTTTGACAACTTGCCTTCAGCAACATATTGATTAATCAATTTAATTGATTCTTCTGGAGAAGCATAAACAGTTTCAATATCTTCGTATTCAACTTCAGATTCCTCTACTTCCCATCCTGTCTTAACTACAACAGTTCCTTCGTCAACAATACCTCTAACGATATTACCAACAAGGGAAACCTTGTCTATTTTAGTAGACCATTGATAATTAAGAACAAGTTCATTTTGTTCTGCAGACTTTTTATCTTCAAAAGTTCTAGGCTTTATCCTAAACATATTTTCTGTATTAAGAAATGGTTCTTCAAGTGCAGGATATTTCCATTCAGCTTGCTTCCTTATTAATTTTGGTCTAACAGAACTTCTACCTCTTGCAACTTTTTTCTTAGGACCTCCATCCATATATAACTTATATTCGTCTAATTTGTTTATAAGATCATTATGATCATTTTGTGCTTCTTTGTAATCAGAATATAAATCATCAAATGATGGTTCGTTTTTCCAATCTGTTATTTTGTTTAAGTTGTTTTCTATAAAATCTTTTGATGTCATTATTTATCCTATCTTTTTTATGATATTATAACAATATTATTCTTCTTTTAAAATTGCTTTAATTTCAATATAATATTTCTCTCTCTTTTTTTTCTCTTTTTTAGGTAATTCACCATTTATGATTTTAATGCACTGTTTTATACTCTTATCGTACATTCTATGATACGCCCAGAATCCAAATGCACTTAAGATATTGAACTCCATAGAATCAGTTATGCGTTTAAATAATTCATAGTCATCAAAATACCACACTATATCTGTATGCTCAAATATATAGCGTCCAATGGTTTCATAGTTGTATCTGCCTGTTATTTGGAAGATACCCCTACCTCTAAACTTCCACCCATCAAGCTTAGATTTATTACCTAAATCTCTAGCTTTTTTACCTGTACCATACCACTCAGTAGCGATAAATTTTTGTTTTTCATTACCTTTTAAGCTCATAGCTTTATCAAGTAGTTTAGGATTGTTTCTAAATCTTTTGCTAAACCTTCTTAACTGTTTGCGTCTGTAATTTAAATTTTCAGTCAGTATAGGCTTACCATTCTTGAACATCATCTCAGCTTTTGCAAGAGCCAAGAATTTAGCTAATCTATCATCGGTATCTAATCTAAAATCTTTACCATATGAATCTATATAATTTAGTAAGTCATATAAAAACATATCATTAGCTGTAGGTAATACTTTTTTGATTTGAGCATAAGTCATACATAACCTTTATTTTAAAATTTTGATAAGATATTATCTCTATTTAATGCCTCTATTATTTCAATATTTGCACTGTTTGCTACATCTAGATTTTTTTTATCTTTACAACAAATTATTAAATTATGTTTCAAACATTTAGCTACTTTATAGTCAAGTATTATATTATCACCATGTTTTTCGTACTTAAAGCTACCACATTGTTTTAACTTGTGAGGAGTATATCTAACTGGTTCTGGCTTGTATCGATCATTAATTGAACAAGATGTCAAAGTTAATAGAGTTATTGTTATCAGTAATATTGATTTCATTATTATTCCTTATATTGATATCTGCATGCTTATGTATTAGCTTAGTTGTTGTTTTTATTACTTCGTATTCTGCTTCTTGTTTAATAGTTTCTATGACTTTTGTTTTATGTTTAATAACACCAAACATAAAAAAAAACACTATTATAAGAATTATAATTACGACAACCAAAGGATGCTTTATTAAACCTTTGATCGAAGACAGCACATTAATCCATATCATTCTTATCTCCTCCAAACATATTTCTAATTTTCTTACCGATTAGTGATATAGCATCCCACTCAGGTAACTCTTGCTTAGTTCTTAAACAGTATATATTACTAATTGCACTATACATTTCACTAACAATCAATAAATTAAGCCCATAAGTAAAAAACTCACCTCCGTCTTGTCCTATAGCTCTTGCACCTATAGCCATAACTATTGGTATAAATAAAAGGCTAAATTTACTTACTATCCCGTATTTAGCTTTATGTGATGTTATCTGTAATCCAAGTGAGTGTGCTTTCCATATACCTGTGATAAAGTCTATAACTATTAACAGAGCCAACAAACTAAAAGGCTCTATAGGTATTTTAAGATATGTTAATATGCCTGCTATATTAGATAAAAATATGGTAAAAAGCAATACATATTCGTTACTTTGTAATCTTTCCACTATAGGCTCCATAAAATTCTTGTAAATCTTCATCATCTTTAATACATTCCCATTCAAATGATTTTCTACAGTGGTCTTGTCCGAAAAAGAAATTTATAAACTTTTCAAACCAACATTTAACGCCTTTGTATTCGCACAAATAATGAGTGTAAGATGATATTGTATAGTTCTCCTTACCATACATAACTGCCCCACCTGCTTGGTCGAAACCAATAGCAGATGTTTCAAGGTATTCTTTAACAGACAAACCATTTATGTACCTTACAATCATACCAAATATGACAACAAAAGGTGTTAAAACAAAAACAAAGAAGAAAGCTAATAAAAATAATCCAAATTGTTTCATATCACCTCTTTATCTGTTTAAATTCATATGTCCCGAAGATGCCAAACTCATTACCTTTTAGTGTACTTATATCAATATCTTTCGCCTCTTTATCTTTTAACAAATCAACTAAATCATAAGAAAGTAAAAGTTGCTTTGTAGCTTCCTCATCACTTACCCCACCAATCAGATCCTTATCAAAAGACCAACGAACCCACATTAGACTTCCATCAGGTGTAAACTTTTGTGGTGTAAAAAAGTTACCAAATATTCTACTTAATTCATTTATAGAATAATATGCTGTTGGGTTACCATCTTTATCAACATATTTAATCATCTTTTTTAGTGGGATAGGCATATCACCCATTGCTTTTGGATACACTATTCTTTCATATGCATTTGTTAATCTAGCTTTTATACTAGCTAAATTCAACATCTCAGGTTCTATAGTTTCTTCTATTTCATCATTCATCATATCCACCTTAAGGTTCTATTATTTTATTATATATTGTAAAATCAGGTAAAATATATGATACATCATCTGTATTGCCTATATACGCTGTTTTATCTAAAATACTATCAGTAGGCACTTGTGGATTATCATCTTGTAGTTCACCATTGATATAATATTTTACATCATCACCATTCTTCGTTAGCATCCTGCTTTCTTGTGTGCCATTACTTAAAATTATATTATATTTTATGCTATATGGTTCGTTCAATCCCCATAATGTGTCGATATAACCGTCATACTTAAAAGACACTTTATTTTCTAAAACTTCATAAGGGATACCATCTTTATTAACATCTAATAAACAATTCTGTGCCCCATACTCTTTATGGAGTGTATTTTCTTTACAACTAGTTGTGTAATTGTTTATTCTCAAAAAATCCATTACGCTGTTCCTCCATCGTAAATTGTCCAACCATAATTATCAATAAGTGATTGTCTTGCATCCTCGGCATCACCACCTGAAGTATATTTACTATCTCCGAAGTGTATTTCTACTTCATTACTAGGATCTTGTGCTTCCCAATTTATCAATATTTGGTCATAAATATTAGTACTAAATTTAGAATACTTAGCGAAATTAACTGCAGATGTTAAGCTACTAATATCCCAATCTTGTATTCCAACATCTCCTATCTCACTTATAGCTGTTAGGTTATATAACATATAATCTATAATTTCTAGCTTAGATGTATCCCAATTTGACATATCAGGTAGGCTTTCTAAGGAGATACAATCTGAAAATAAGCTTTTGGTAGTAGTTACATTACTTACATCCCAATTACTTACATTTGGTGGTTCTGTTATACTCTTGAGACCAGAAAATGTATAATTAATATACTTCAAGCTAGATGTGTCCCAATTACTTACATCTGGAGGCGTTGTAATATTTTTTAAATGTGAAAAAGTATCATACATATTAGTTACATTACTAGTATTAAAATTGCTAACATTTGGAGGTTCTGTTATACCTTCTAAATGTGAAAACAATCCAGCTAGTGTTGTTGCTTTTACTGTATCCCAATTACTTACATTTGGTGGTTCTGTTATATTTTTTAAGTTACAAAAACAATATGATAAGTTGGTCATATTACTTGTATTTATTTTTCTAACATCAGGTGTGGTATTTAAATTTACACAATCCCTAAAGATAGAGTACATTGTCGATATATCAATAGTGTCAACAATACCTATATTCACATCTTCTATTAATGTATTTCTAAACATTTCACTTAAACTTGTATAGTGTTTTAATCCTAAGTTTTTAACTTTTGTGATAGGAAGATTTTTAAACGAGAGGTGTGTAACAGTATCACCAATTATTTTAATTGTATAATCCCCTGCAACAGTATAAGTATGCGTATCAGTATCACTATCAATAGTGCCGTCACCCCAATCTATAGTATATGTATCAGCGTCTATTGTAGTAATTGTAATGTCTGTATTGTCATCCTCTATATGAATAACTACAACACAATCACTATCTGCATTACTTCCTATAGGGGTTAAATATTGTCCCATATTCAAATGGTCATTACAATGAAAAACATAATCGTTTTCACTTTTTTGTATTGATAAAACATCTTCACCTAATACCCATTTTACGAGTATTTCAGGTTCGTTATTTATTTTATCTATATCTTCGTTTGAAAATTGATTATCCCACAACCTAGTGATTAACTGATAATCTCCATCGTTGAGTGTATATACATCACCTGTTAGATCTGTATATTGTTCAAACTTATGTGTTTCAAGATTAAAATAGCAAACAGTAGAACCATTTTGAATAGGAATATCAATAGATTGTCCATCGCTATCAATATTTATAAAATTTCCACTATATAATATCCCATCATCATGTATACCATTGGATTCTATATTCCTTTCTGGGTTTGAATAAATTTTCATATTTTTGAAATATTTAATTATGTATCTAATATAATTAAATCTAATCAATCTATTACTTTTATTACAATTTATAAATGAAGAGCTATTGTCAGTACAATAGTGTATAAAATGCTTCATATATGATTTCCTTTTTCATATTATTTTGTATTTAAATATATATATTGACTTGGCCCCTTATCTTGTCTTACAAATATATTTGTAGCATTGTCAAATATTATTCCATCTTTTTTTGAAAAAGACATTCCTTGGATTTTCGATTCAAACTCCTTCATAGAGACATGTATATCACAATCTCCAAGATTTTGAATTATAACTACATTTTTAAATAAATACTCATTTCCGTACACAATATTATATGTTATTTCTTCAGTAACATCTATTTCAATAAGTGCCATTTATATTTCCTTTCTTGATATATTATAAAAGTATTATACACAAAAAGATAGAAGATTACGCTTCTATCTTCCCAAAGCCTTTCCATCCTCTAGCATCAAGACTAATACTAGATCCATCATCTGTACATTCATTAGATATTGTAATAGTATTGTTATCAGCATCTATTGATACAACTTGAGAACCAGAAGGCACGCCATCGCCTATAACTTCATCATTCACATTAAATAGTGATATATTATCTATATTTGTGATATCAGCAGAACCAGATGATGTATCTCCAGTAGTGCTTCCTTTAGATACATATACATACCCAACATATCCATCTGGTTCAGGATTTGACTCATATCTTATGCTTCCAATTTTATCTATAGATGTAGGTTTTCCTGATTGAATCCAGTCAACTTTACGCTCATTGAATATACACTCACCGTTTCTACTTATTTTTGTTTTTAGTACACCGTCATCATATAGCTCAAGTGATTCTTCATTAATTTTAAACTTGTTTCCATCTGCATCATTTGATATAATACTACCAACAGCAGCACGAAGACCATATCCATTATCAAGAATTGCAACACCATCTTTATATAAATATGATCCAAGGTTGTCATCTATGACTTTTACAACATCTTTTTTTATATGTGCAGAATCACTATTGTCTGATACTACAAGCTTGTCTTTGTCCAACAACGAAGAAATGCTATTATCGTCAGAAAATGTTATTTTTTCTGAACTAAAAATTGATGTGTGGTTATCATCATCACTTATCTCTATTTGTGATTTATCGATATTGACACTATTAGAATCATCTGAAACATTAATATCTGTATTTTCAATAATAACTTTATCGCTATTTGATTCATTTTTTAAAATTACTTTGTCATATGATATAGTAGAAGATTTATCTCCATGTTTTATATACTTGCTGTTAATATCAGAGTGTGTACTTTCGGCGTTACCATCTCTATTATATATTCTTGTGGCAATATATCCATCTTGTTTTACTGGATATTCTGTAGCTATACCATTATCATTCTGTATTGTTTGTGTTGGCTTATTTGAATTAGAATATAATTCTACAGCTAATCCATTAGTCTTTTTAGCGTATTGTTTACCATAAACGATTATATCATTACACGATGTTATATCTATATTAGACTGAACACCATTTTCGTCCCATAAATAAGCTTTTAATCCTATAGCATTTTCTATATCTAAAATACAATTCTCGCCTTTTATTTCAGAAACATATTGACTAGAATCAGAAGTAGATGCACTAAGTATTTTTAATTTATTGTTATCACTATTCAACTTAAATAAATCACACGATCTGTTGTTATTGTTTTCAACTACAAGATTTGAACATAAGATATCATTGTCAAATATATTATTGCCATCAATAAACAATAATGAGGAATCACTAGAGCCAACATCGGAGGACTCTACTTGATGTGAATTTTTAGCCAAATCAATATTTATTTTGTTTGCTTTAAGAACAAGATTGCTTGTGTTGTTTTTCAACACAACAGACTGAATACAATCTTTTACATTATTGACATTAATTGTATTAGCAATAACATCATTATCTATTGGTTCTACTACAATACCATATGAAGATTCAGCACTTTTAACATTAAATGCAGAACCAATAGAGTCACTTATAGATATACATGTTCTGTCTTTGCTATAATCTGGATTACCATAAAAATCAACAATAAGATTACCATCTATTACATTTTGGTTATTATAGTTCTTAAACTTAATAGCAACACCTTCATCTTGCAGTGACACTATTTTTGCATTATTAGATTTGATAAAATGACCATCGAATATAATTTCTTGAGATATAGCATATTCTTTATCTTCAAAGTCCAAGTATCTGCAATCGTCAAGTGCTGCTTTTATGGAATTGTAGTCGTCATTTGACCCATCTGCATTCACATCAAACCATGAAAGTTTTGCATATCCAAAATATCTTCTTCTCCATCCATTGATATTTGTTCCATGATTATTAATATCAGAATTTTCTTCATAAAAATCAAATATTCCTTGCTTGCCATCATCTAATTGGTATCCGCCTCTAACATATGCTACTTTTGCGTAATTAACATTTAGTAATTCTAGATCTTCATATCCATCAACAATAACTATACTTGAATTTGCTATATTCAACTTAACTGACCAATGTAATGCAGAATAATACAATGTTTTTATTACAGTAAAAGTACCATCACCATTCGATGTATATTCTTTAACATATTGATCAACTGGTTCTGATGCATAAGATTTTGCAGTCATTTCTGCGGCTTTTGCTTCCCATTCATCTTGCTTTGTTATTTTTTCAACTTCTTTTGTTTGTTCAAGTAATGTTTGAAATTCAGAACCTGTTATGGCTTCCATACCAGATACTGTAACTATATCACCAGGATCTAGTTCTGGATCAAAGGTTATTGTACTAAGCACAGCATTATAGTCTATATCTTTAATTTTTCTTTTTCCATTAACATACACATCAGAATCGCTTATAGTTTTAGTAAAGCTAAATACTGCATGATTATCTTCTGTTGCAAACTGAGTCTCTACCCATCTTTTATGTCCACTAAGTTTTTCAGTATCTTCTCTGTGATGTAAAGCACTAAATATATTCTTTAGCTCCTTAACAGTAAAAGTGCCATCTCCGTTTGATGTATATTTCTTAACAGGCTTACCATATGGCTCAGAGGCAAATGATGCAGCAGTAAGTTTCGCTGCCTCAGCTTTTAATTGCTCTATATACCCATTTTCTTGTGCTTTTTGAGACCAATGTTTTGCAGAATATGTTAATGGAATTTTGTTTGCAGAAGTTATTGTCCCGTCTTCATGTGCTGTAAATTGCTTTACATGTTCATTGTATTCAGAATCAATAAAACTTTCAGCAGTAAGCTCTGATGCTTTAGCTTTATTTTTTGTATGTTCTGTATCTTTAACTATCTCTACTACATCGTTTTTTAGTTGCTCTGTTTGAGAATGAAATTGTTCAACATCATCTCTCCATTCTGATACTTTAGGATATATGCCATGCTTTATATCCTTTAGTATATCCATAAAATCTATATACATATATTACTCCATATTTTCTTTTTTATACAATTTAGCATCTTTGACATTTAACAAGTTCGATAAATACTGAGGATCGCCATATCTATCTATGCTTATGTCTTTTATTATGCCACTAACAATAGGTTTACTATATAATAAGTCATTGCCTTTTGCTAATGCAGTAAAAACAGTATTTAAGCATTGAACTTTTGAATAATCATCTCCAGATAATGCCCATTCTGGATCTATTGATTGAGCATAAGGTGCTCCAATATTATTATCATTAGAACCGGAGACGTAAGATGAATTGCGAACAAGAACTCTAGTTCCTACATCATTACCATATTCGTTTTTACTTGATTGAAGCATTATTGTTTTGCCATCAGATGCAAGAACACCATGAGTCATCACATGTAGCCAAGCCTTCAATATTCTTTCAGCTTCTCCTGAAAATACAGTAAAGTCTAAATTATCAAATGCAGCAGATATAGACAATATATATTCAAGATCAACAGAAAAATACCTTTTGGTTCTATATCTATTTAATGAATTCATAACTTTAGGCATACAGTAATCATTCATGTAATCAAGAGGATATGGTGATTTAATATCATCAATATTATATGGAAGCAATACAATTCCATCATAACCTGGGGAAGGTTCAATTAATACAAGAGTTCTATCAAAATTAGATTTAACTAAAGTTCTACCTCCAAATATCGGCTTAGTCTCTTCTACTGAATGTTCGTAAAACACTTTACTATTTTTACCTGAAAATTTGCGAATACCTTTTAATAGCATTTTACTATTAATAGAACCAATTGCTCCTTGAACTTTATCATAATTACTACGAAGATATTCAAAATCACTAATCATGTCTTAATCCTCGTTTGTACCATAATATATATTTGATTCTCCAAACGATTTCGGATATTGCTGTTCGGCTTCAAGTGTTTCTATATATGCAGATACTTTTTGATTATAGTTTTTTATAATAGCAGATGCTTCAGCTATATGTTGAGGTGCCTTTTTCTGACTAACAAAACTACATATAAACCTTGCTACAGCATAAGTAAGTTCTTCGTCTATATCAAGCTCATCATTATCAGACTCAGGCATATCAGGCATCCTAACAAATAAACCGCCAGGACCATTCCTTACTATTTGTTTATTTGAATCTTTCTCTGATAATAGTTTTATTGCATCAGCTTCATCAGCTATTCTAGCAAAAGCATATTTTAACAACATAAGAAATTCATCTTTATCCCTAGTAAGTGAAGTGTCACCAACAAGTAATGCACTTGATAATTTTCGTAATTCAATTAATGTCATAACTAAAACAACCTTTTTTGTTTTAAATTATGACATTATATCATTTCAATTCTTTATTGTCTATATGTAGCTATCATATATATCAGATTCTTCATTGTCATCATCATAATCATTCCACATTCTATAACCTAGACTATTTTTATTGTTATTATCAGAACCAGAATCATAGAACTCAGATAAATTAGGAGCAGGATACTGGATATCGATCATTGTTAGCTGGCTTATTCCATCTACACCGTCATCGTGTTTTGTACCAAATCCAGAATATGTTGTATATTTAATTTCATCAAGTAGCTCTTTCATATCAGGAGTATTTTTTAGTTCTTTAGCAAACCATATTTTTCTATTTTGCCATAAAGGTAATGTCATTCTAAATCTCCAGTGTTTGTTTCCACCTTCAAGTCTAGATCTAATTCCTTCTGGAGTACCAGGTTTTGCACCTTTCTGTCTAGCAAATGAAAAGAAAAAGTTTTTCTTTGGCATTCTGTCTTTTAATCCAAGAATATGTAAACTTTGTTGTCCATCGATCTCAACACCAACTTCTACCCATCTGGTTCTTCCACTTGTTTGCATAGCAATTGCAAATGTTTCATTATATTGTTCTTCAACTTCTAGTTTTTTAAGTGTCATATCAATAAGAAAGTGATTTTGATGACTATCTACCGCCCACAACATAATACAAGAAAAGTCAGAACCTTTATTTCCAGTTGTAGTAAAGTCGGTTGTAACATACCAGTTATATGAATATGCTTTAGCTATAATATCTTGCCTAGAGAACCATTGTATTAAAGTATCAGGTATAAGCCTATCTTCGTCATTACTAATTCTAAGATAATATTCCTGCATCAATGAACGCATAGGTGATGGGTCTCCAGCATTTTGTGACATTTTAGCTTTTATATAATCATTTATACATTGCTTATATGTATGTCTATCTGGCCATACACCTCTAAAATCTTCTTCCTTTAAGTCTTCACTTATTCTTTCAGCTTTAGGGAATACAATAGGCAACCATTGCTTATTTTCAACTCTTCTATATACTGGATCCTTCTTATTATATGGAGTACCTATAAGTATTGCAAAGTTTCCATTACCGCTAAGAGCTTTAAGTACATCAGACTCGATTGTTGATTCAATATTTTGAAGAACCACATCAGAAGTAGCATCAGACTCAGAAGATACCATATCATCAAAAATTGCTATGTCTGGCCTAAACAATCCATCTCTACTACCACGCCCTCCGGTGCTAGCTCCTAACCCCTTCATAGAAAATGTACGCTTAGCCCTTCCTGGAACTTCTGATGGCTTTAATCCTTGTTTATTAACATATTCATCATATAATGCAATTTCTTTTTTTGTTACAGGTTTTCTAACAAAAGATACCTCATCTTGGTTTGTAGTAGCTGATTCAAATATTCCCCTCAAGTATTCGCTTTCCATATACACAGAACCAATAGTCTCCATAGTAGTCTTAACATTGTTTCTCATTGAATCTGCTACATATAATACATAATTAACTCTACCGAATCCAGGCAACTCTCCTTTTGCAGCCATATACAATACAAGCATAGTACCAAGAAGGGTACTTTTTGAAAACTCACGGGTGCATAGTACAACTATCCTATTATTCAAGAATTCAAAATCTATATTTCTTACTTGAAAATATGGTCTAACATTATCACTTCTAAATATACAATCAATTAAAAAGTAGTGTGCTTTAGGATTAGCATTCTCTGGTTCTTCTCCAAGAACTAACCTAATGAAGTTCATAAAATCAATTGCATCTACGCTAGGGATATACCAATCAAGAACCACATCTACATGATCTAATAGTTTATCTACAGTAATTATCCCATCTCTAAATGCAGGATGTATCCACTTAGCTTCAATAGCTTGTTGCATTTGTTCATAAGTTAATGGCATACCATTATATGTATCAAATTCAAGTTCTGTCCTAAATTCACTAGAATAATCAGTTGTAATTGGCTTATAGTCTAAATCATTCATCATCGTCGTCCTCAACTTCAACATCTATAGTAAGATTAAGTCTCTGTATTTCCTCCAAAGGAACACCTTGTCTTAATAACTTTTGTTGGTTCTCAGCTATTTCTTTCATCTTCTCTAATGTTTTAGCTTGTGCTGTTTTAGCTTCTTCGCTTTGTCCAATAGTTATAGATACCTTTTCTTCTTCATTTGCCTTAAGTGTTTCTATGAGAGTTTTAGATGCTAGATGCTGAACATGAAATGACACATCTGGATCTGACATTAGTTCAACTTGTTTCTTTATTGCTTGATGAAGCACAGGTGCATATTGTATTTTAATATCAACAGCCATCATTGCGTCAATCTTTACAACTATCTTTGAAGAGTTATACATTGCTACATGATTTGATATCTGTTTGCCACTGTCTTTTAATCTTTTGTATTTATCAGGAAAAACAATCTCCCAAGCTCGTTCATTTGTCATCCCTCTTTTTAAAGTACAATATTTTATAGCATTAACATAATCTTTAAGCCCAACTTTTACTTCTCTAAATACAGGAATGTATGATAGTATGTTATCTTCTAAATACTCTTGAAGAACCTCACCTTCTACATCTTTCTCCATGTTGCTTATAAGATCAATGATCTCATCAGTAACCTTATGGCTACTACCTTTAGGCAACAGTCTTTGTAACCTATCTTTGTCTATTCTAATAGAACCAGACTCTACTATATCTGACATATACAAATATCCTTTTGAGTTTTATTGAAGTATTATAGCATAAAATACGATTAAATAAAAAACATAAAATTATCCAACCACGCTTAGACGCGTAAGGCGTGAGATAGAAGCCGTATCACAAGAATCTTGCCAAAGCGAGAGCGGTTGGCTCGTAGAGCCAATTGGTAAGTTCTGAGAAACGGAAGTCTATCGAAGCGTCTGGATGCGTCTATGGATGAGATGTAGAAAATAAATATAGAAAGAAAACTCTACATCTGGTTCTTCTACTATAGTGAGCTATAAATAGCCATAGAACCAGAGAAACAAGTCAACATATATCATAGTATACATTAACTATTAAAACAGCTTATTTAGCCTCATTACATAAAAGAACCAACAACACTAACAGATATGGTTCTATAATAGTAAATGATTCAACAAAGCTACGCTTTGTTACTTCGCTTCGCTCAGTAGGCTACGCTAAGAGTATTTGTCTGCGACGCTAAGCAAAAAGAAAAACCCAACCCCCAACCCCAACAAAAAGAAAAAAGCTTCGCTTTTTCTTTTTACTTGGGGAGTTAGCATTGATTATAATTTTTACTTATATTAGAACCTGTTCTATAGTATAGAAAAGTGGTAAAGTTCCCGCACTCTATAACTATAATATATATATTATGTTGTAAAAACAATACATCAAACCTATTTTCATAATTATTTTCCGATGTTCGGAATTCCGAACATTTTAGAAGCATTAAGATATCTTTAAGTGATAAAAAGGTATACTTTTAAT